ACTAACTGGCAAATTACAGACATGAAAGAAGGCCAATTAAGAACAGCTATTAGGCAAGCTTTCTATTCTGACCAGTTACAATTGGCTGATGGCCCTCAAATGACTGCAACAGAAGTGCAAGTTCGCTATGAATTGATGCAAAGACTATTAGGGCCAACACTAGGGCGTTTCCAATCTGAATTTTTGAACCCTTTGATTGAACGTGTATTTGGAATTATGTACAGGGCTGAAGCTTTGTTAAAAGAACCTGATACCGTAGAGGGTACGCAAATGGATATTGAGTATGTTGGGCCTTTAGCTAGGTCACAGCGTATGGAAGAAGGCGTGGCAATAGAGCGTTTGTACCAAATGCTAGGACAGGTTGCTCAATTTGACCCCTCAGTAATGGATAATATTAACCATGATTCGGCAGTTCGTCTTAGAGCAGAACTATTGGGTGTTCCAAAATCCATCTTGCGCGATGCAGACGAAATTGAAGAAGGCAGACAGGCTAGGGCGGCACAACAGCAAGCACAACAAGAAGCTGAAATGGCTCAACAACAAGCGGCGGCAACAAATCAGGAATCTCAAGCGGCACAGAATATGGCCGATCCAGCGGTTCAAGACATGATGCAACAGTCGGCTGAAGAAATGGGAATGGGTGACGCTAATGCCGTATAACCAAGACATTGACCAATTAAGAAACGATTACAGAGCAACGTTCTGTGACAGTGACGAAGGGGCGAGGGTCTTGCAAGATTTGCTTAACGCTTATTATAGCCGTAGCAGTTTTGATCCCGACCCTTATAAGACCGCTTTTCACGAAGGCGAAAGATCAGTAATCATTAGGCTGATTAATCTAATGAAGGAAACCAAGGAGTAAACATGTCAGAAGAAATGACCACACCAGAACAGGTAACCCCAACAGAATCATCAACACTTATGGGGTCTGTAGAAGGCAGTGATAATCAAGCACAAGATTGGAAGTCATCATTGCCAGAAGAGTTGCGAAATGACGCAACACTAAGCAACTTTAAAGATATTGAAAGTTTAGCTAAAACTGTCGTTCACCAGCAAAAGGTTCTAGGAAGTCGAATACCACTTCCCAAAACGGATGAAGAACGATCAGAACTTTATACTAAACTAGGGCGTCCAGAAACTTCCGACAAATATGAAATAGAAATTTCCGATGATATGAAGCCGTATTTTCGTGAAGACGATATAACGCAATTCCGCGATGTAGCGCACAACATTGGTTTAAACAACGAACAAGTTGCCGCGTTAATTGAATACCAACAAGGTTCAATACAAAACCAACTTAACGGAAGTGATAGCCAACTTGCGGCTCAACGCAACGATGTTGAAGAGGGATTAAAGAAAGAATGGGGATTTGATTACGATAAACAAATTCGTTCTGCCCAACGTGCTTTGCAGGTATATGGCGATCCTGAAATTATGGAATTAATGAACAGCGAGGCTGGAAACAACCCTGCCGTTATTAAGTTATTTGCACGATTAGGTGCAGAAGTAACTGAAGATATGACGCAAAACACACAAAATAATAGTGTGCGTGTTTCTGTATTAGATGCTCGTCAAGAAATTGATGAAGTCATGTCAAAGCCAAGTGGGCCTTACTTTAATGACCGACACCCAGAGCATAAAGCAACAGTAGAACGTATGCGACAATTGCATGAAAAAGTGTTTGGTGCATAATATATTGCAGAAAGTCAAATTTCTGATACAATGAGTTAACAAGTTTTGCCCGAAAGGACAACAAAACTGTGAGCATGGAGCTTTACAACCCGCTTGAGTGGTAGCGTAACACCTTTAGGTTTCCCGCGAGGATAAAAACCGTAAACTTGTAAACTAGAAATAGTTTATTAACATTAAACAATTGGAGGAATCCTATGTCAGTTCAAATTACTACGGCTTTTGTCGAACAATACAAAAGTAACGTGTTTCATTTGGCACAACAAAAAGGTTCGAGATTGCGCGATACGGTTAAGTTGGAAACAGTTAATGGTAAAGCACACTTCTTTGAGCGTATTGGTTCAGTGTCAGCAGAAAAACGTACTTCACGCCATGCGGATACACCGCGCATGGACACCCCCCATTCCAGACGTAAAGTCACTATGGACGATTACGATTGGGCAGACTTAATTGACAACGAAGATAAAGTTCGTATGTTGATTTCGCCTCAATCGGAATATGCTATGGCTGGCGCTTGGGCAATGGGACGCGCTATGGATGACGCAATTATTGCGGCGGCAAGTGGATCTGCTTATGGCGGAACTTCTGGCGGCACAGCAATTGCACTTCCTTCGGCTCAAAAGATTGTACACGGATCAGCAGGTTTAACTATTGCTAAGTTAATTGAAGCAAAAGAAAAACTTGATGCTTCAGATCTTGACCCCGATGAAGAGCGTTACATGATTGTAACTGCAAAACAATTGTCACAACTTTTGGCACTTGAGCAGATTACGTCAGGAGATTATAATACGGTCAAAGCCCTTGTTCAGGGCGATGTTGATACCTTTATGGGATTTAAATTCATGCGTACACAACGCTTGGCTTTAGACGCTAATGGTAATCGTTCCGTATTAGCTTTTTGCCGTAGCGCAATGGGGCTTGCAGTAGGTCAGGATATTCAAACGAAAATCACTGAACGTGCTGACAAGAATTATGCAACTCAAGTATTTTTATCAATGACTATCGGAGCTACGCGAGTAGAAGACGAAAAAGTTATTGAAATTGCTTGTACAGAATAAGGAGATTGAGCAATGGCTACTGTATATTCAAGTCAAAAAACTCAAACGGATGTAAACAATCCGTCTGAAAAAGTTAAAACAAATGAAATGTCAGGGCGTGTTCGTGTTGCTTTTGGTTCTTATGAAGCCTCAAGTCTAGCGGCAGGTGATGTTATTCAAATGTTTAATTTACCAAACGGAGCGCGCATTGTATCTGGCACACTTGCTAATGATGCTTTGGGTTCTTCAACTACACTAGCGGTAGGTTACGGAGCGCACACTTCTAGTGCTGACGCGGCTGTTTCTGCTAGTGCGGCGGCATATAAGGCGGCAGGTGCAACAGCTTCGGCTGGCCTAGCAGACATTTGCGCTACTATTGCTTTAGGCAGTGGTACGGAAATTAGTGCTAATGGGAACGGCGTACCCGTAACCGTTACGCTAGCTGGTGCAACTGCAAACGGTACAATTCAATGTACTATCCTGTATGTCACTGACTAAGTAAAAAACGAGGGGCTTGGCATTAATAGTGCCTTGCCCCTTTAATTTAGGGAAATGACACATGGCTACAGAAGTATCAATATGCAGTAATGCTTTAAGGCAATTGGGCGATGACCCTATTACGTCTTTAAACGATGATACTACTAGAGCTAGATTGTGTAATGGCTTTTTTAATGACGCCCGTGACGCTGTTTTACGCGCACACCCTTGGAACTTTGCTATAACCCGTGCTAGTTTGGCAAGGCTTAGTGACGCCCCACCATACGGCTTTGCGTTTCAATTTGCTTTGCCTACAGACCCGTATTGTTTGCGAGTTCTGGAAATGGAGGAAGCTAGTTATATATTTAAAATAGAAAATAGCCCAGCAAACGGGCGAGTTTTAGTTACCAACGAATCAAATGCAAACATATTGTTTGTTGCGCGTGTAACTGACGCGGCACAATTTGATACCTTATTTGTAGACGCCTTAACTGCCAAAATGTCGGTAGACCTTTGCTATCCAGTTACGGGTAGTACATCCCTATTAGATAAAATGAACGCTCTTTATGAAAAGAAACTTTCAGAGGCCCGTAGTGTAGATGGCATGGAAGGTGTTATAGACGATCTTCAATCAGACACGTTTACGAGCTTTAGAATTTAAATGGCTAGAGTACATCCATTCCAAACAAATTTTACGGCAGGGGAGCTTTCTCCTTTGCTTGCAGGTCAAACTGACTTTAAAAAATACGTTAACGGCGTAGAAACAATGGAAAACATGGTTGTGTTTCCACAAGGCGGGGCTACGCGGCGTAATGGGACGCGATATGTTGCTGAAGTTAAAAACAGTGAAGACGCAGTTAGGTTAATTCCTTTTGAGTTTAACGTAACGCAAGCATACATTCTTGAGTTTGGTAATCTATACATACGGTTTTATAAAGATAACGGTCAGATTACTTTAGCTGACAAGACCATTACAAACATAACCCAATCTAGTACACCTGTTGTTACGATAGACACTCATGGTTACGTTACGGGCGATGACATTTATATTAATAGCGTTGTCGGCATGACTAATATTAACGGGTCACGTTATAGAATTACTAGAATAGATGATGACACATTTTCATTAGATAGCACAAATACCAGTTCATTTACAGCATACGCTAGCGGCGGGTTTGCCGAAAAAGTGTTTGAAATTGTTAGCCCTTATACAGCAGACAAGCTTTATGATTTGCAGATTACTCAATCCGCTGACGTAATGTATATTGTTCATAGCTCTTTGCCACCACAAAAACTTTCCAGAACGGGGCATACCAGTTGGACAATAGAAGATTCATTATTTAAAAATGGGCCTTTCTTAGACAAAAATACAGGCAATAGAACTTTATCAAGCAATTCTACT